CCGATCTGATTGGGGGATTTTCTGGCCGAAACTCAGTCGGAGCCAGGCCCCTGTCTGACCCCACCCCCGCCCACCCCCGCCCTGAGTCCTGCTTACACAAAGGAACAGGAGGAGCAGTACGCGGCCGCTAAGGCTAAGGTAATTGCGCAGCTTAATTTACTGCGGGGCCCGACCGGGGTCAAGCGGTACTTTTACTTGCGCTCTTTCGTGCCCAGTGCTATTCTGTCCACGCGCCCGGTTGTGAATCCCGAAGAACTTCGGGAGGCCCGCAAACGGCTTAAGGCGGTGGAAAAGAAGAGCTCCGATGTGTACGACGGTCACGTACTCACGGACGAGGAATTGTATGGAGTATCGCGCCGATTGAGGCCCGATAGCTGCCTGCACTCGTTCGGGTTCCTCGGGTGCTGTCCACCGACTCAGGGTGTGAGGTATGTGCAGGGCGAGCACAGGTGCGTGACGGACCGAAATGTCACGATGCTGGCTGGCAAGCTCAAATTGATCGACGTGCAGTACGTCCGTGAGAAAATTTGCTGGCCTGGCGTTGTGAGGGGTCTTGCGCGCCTGTCGTTGCGTCTGTTCTTAGTGAGTATTGTGGTGGCGCTCTCGCACGGCTTGAATTCTCGGATTCTCCCGGCGCGTAGTGTGTTTGGCGCCGACCTGGTCGTCCTTGTGTGGGCATCGGTTGCGTCGTATCTGAGCGAGTGGCTCGGGTATCGCCTCTACAAACTCATCCCCGGCGATTGGATTGACGTTGACATAGTCGGGCTTACGTATGCGCCTCACATGTTGACGACAGCTCTACGAGAGTACCGGCCGGGGGATGCAGGCGCGGTGGACGCTTCCGTAGACCAGAAGGTCTTGCGTCAGGGGGCGTTGCCCCTACCTGACGTAGAGGCGCTGGAGGTGCAGACCGGCACCGTTTATGTGTGCCGCTACCTCAGTGATCGCCTGCTTTTTCAGAAACGCCCCCAGCGGCCGTGTCTGGGGGCGGAACGCTTGCTTTAAAAGGGCAAGTGTTCGCCGTGGGGGTTCGTGCCTCAGAGTTACCGTTACCTAGGCCCTCCTCCAAATTGGCGAACGCTCCCGTCACGGGCGTCGAGCAGCCGTATGTTCGACGTCCCCGTCGCAAGATGTTCCGCCAGATGCGGTGTGCGGTTCCAGGGTTTGCGCCCATATGTTGTGATACGAATGATCCCGATACCCAAGTGGCGGGGTTGACTAAACGTTTGTTGAGAGATGTCCCCGAGGCGGACCGGATTAGGTTGGAGAAATTCGGTTCGTTTGTCCAGGCATGGCTCGAGACCAACGTTCAGCCCGTCGAAAGGGTACTGTCGTTCGAAGACTGGTTGGCCTCTACGAGCTACTCGGAGAGTCGGAAGGAAGAATTGCGCCGGGTCCACCTTTCTTTGCATGGTGGGACTCCTACCAAGAAGCAATGCTCCCGAATTAGTTCGTTTGGCAAGACCGAGTCGTATCCGGAGTACAAGTTCCTCCGATGGATCAATGCGAGGCCCGACCCAGTGAAAGTCTGGATGGGCCCGCTCATGAAATCCGTCGAGGAAGTCTTGTTTCAGAAAGACTGGTTCATTAAGCACGTTCCCGTTTCAGAACGCGGGTCGAAATTGGCCCTCCTCCGCAACGGGATTGCCCGGTATATTCTTACCGACTTTACCGCGTTTGAAAGTCACTTCGTTGCAGATTTTATGCGCGAATGTGAGTGCCGCCTCTACTCCCACGCCTTGTCTAAAGCATGCACCCCTGGGGAGATAAAGTCAGTAGTACGGGTGTTGACCGGAAAGAACTTCCTGCGCACCAGGCTCGGCGTTCGTGCCAGCGTGGATGCGCGGCGTATGTCCGGCGACATGTGCACCAGTCTGGGCAATGGCTTCGCCAATCTCATGCTCGCCTTATTCTTGGCGGATGAACGTGGGATTGCGATCAGGGGCTACGTTGAAGGAGACGATGGGATCTTCGCCTGTGAGCGGGGGGTCCTAAGCGCTTCCGACTACGAGAGCCTCGGGTTCACCATAAAACTTTTCGAAGTCAATGACCCTTGTGAGATGATTCCGCTCAACCACACGCCCGACGCCTTTGGGACCTATGTCGGGGCCTTTTGCGGGATCCTGTCTTCGCGGTCAGGGCAGATCATCCGAGACCCACGATCTTTCCTTTCTAGTTTCGGATGGACTTCCAGCTTCGTTTACGCTGGCGAGAAGTTGTTAGATCAGTTGCAGAGGGCAAAGGCTCTGTCGGCGTTATATGAGACGCCAGCTTGCCCGCTCGTGGCTGCCTTAGCGAGGAGAGCGTTGTACGAGACCAGGGCCGCTAATCCTCGCTATGTGAATGACGGTTATCATCGGCCTCCACCCGATGAGTTCTCTTTGGAGCCTGTACCCATAAGATGGGATACTCGTGAGCTGTTTGCAAGACAGTTCAATATTCCCATATCCGCTCAGCTCGAGATTGAGAAGCGGTTCTCGATGGGGAAGTATAGCGTCATGGATCTAATCGCCGTTCGGCCAGACATGATGCATTACGAGGCCAGATTTGTAGAGAGCTGTTAACCGTTCGCCACTCCCGTCCTTTGTCCCATTCACTTGAAAATCCCG